GAGTGCGGCTTGGGCGTCACCGACAACCCGCCCTTGGGCAACGTGGCATCCAATACCAATGCCTCGTATATCTGCTCTTTCTCGTAATCAGACACCGTCGGATTGTTCAACATCTGACCCAACTGCACCTTGGCCGCCTTGACCAACATCGGTGCCCATTGGCGCACGGCATCATCGCGATCGCCATGCACCTTGTAGAGAGCGTTGCTGCCACTACAAAGCTCCTCATAGACCTCTTGCGCCATCGCCGTCGCCACCTCGGCGATCAAACGATGGGCGGTGATGTTGGGATAGCGAGCGGTGTGATCGAAATTGTTCATTTGGATGCGGGCTTCTTCGCTGCTTGTCTCTGTTTGGCCGCCGACACTTTCGCCTGTTCGAGCTTGATGTTGGCATGGTCGAGCTTGGCCTGTTCGATCGCCGGCAACGGCAACTCACTGGCCTGTTGCGCGTGCTGATGGATGATCGGATTGATCGGCGTCGCCAATGCCTCAGACACCAACTGGCGAATGATCGGCTTCATGGCTTCCGGGTCAACCCCGCCTAACGCAGCCATGCGATCGGTTTCAGCCTTGTACTCGTCGATCTCACGATCTTTCTCAGCCGCAACTAGCTTCATCTTGGTCGTCATCAACTCGGCCTGCTGCTCCATCATCTTTTGATGCTGTTCAGCCAATTGCTGCTGTAACTGCTGCATCATCGGGTCAGGCCCCTTTTGACCAAGAGCCTGTGGAGGTACCATATTGTGTAGACGTTTGGCGATTTCGTCACTCATCGGGAAATCGGCCGCCTTAAAGAGGAGGTCACCCACCACTGGTAAAAGCGTAGGCTGTTTCTGGATAATCTCGGCGAGCGCCCTGAACATCTCCTCCCTACGGGTCGTATAATCCGGTCCGATCGAACTGACTACGGAATAAGTTCCAATGGCCGGATTGAAGATACTGGTGATGCTGTCAGGGTCAAATCCGTCGTCATCTTTGTCCTGTAGGGTCTGCACGGCCTCGGGCTGATTGGGATCGATCTGCACGTTCTGCTGATCGCCATTGATGGCCAAAATCTTTACTATACGCTGGCTATCATACACTTTCGGAATCAAATCGATCAAAATGCGACCGGTATAGCGAATGCTATTGGCTAGACGATCGATGAAGTGATACGTGGCATTCTCGCCCTGACGCTGACGCGCATCGACGGCCTTGCCACTGACCTCATTTGACCTCATTCCCATGTTGGCTTCGTAAAGACCGCTTACATACATCATTTCTAGGTTGGCCATTTTCATGCCGTCCAAGTAAGCTTGACTCATGACTGGTGGCGGCTCGCGCTCAGGACGATCGATCTTGTTGCCAGCTTCATCAATCGAACGATAGGGGAGGTAAGCCTTGTTCTGTACATTGGCGTGAGCCCATTCGTCGATGAACTCACCGACGGCCTCGACCGGCGTTACATACGGGGTCTTCGTTTGCAATGCGACTTGTTCCACCGCCGAACTAGACCAGAAGTTGTAAATCCTGTTTGGATCAATGAGGCAACGAGTGAGTCCGATGCGATCGAGTTGTTTCTCAATCACCGTCTCCTCCCCGATGCATCTCACTATCGGCAGCAGGGACCCAGGCCAAATCTTTCGATCGATGATCTTTCCGCCTGCGATCAGATACCACTCAAACTCGCCATACTCGATGTCACGCACCTGGATGGCGGCAGCCTTGACCTCGTCCAACCGACCCATCTTGCGGGCCTCACTGCCGCGTATAGACACGCCGGCGTCGAGCAAATACAGCTTGTCGTCTTTCAATACACGACGGAAATATTCGGCTACTCTCGTGTGTTCCCTTGAACCCCATCCGTCAAAATCCAGACCAACACCCAATGGGGCTTGATCACTCAACGCCTCTTCGCCATACTTGGCCTTGAACTCGTCGTTGGGCATGTCATTGTAGATGAATGCCCAATTCGCGTCCGAACCGTCCGCGTGCTGAATGTCGTTGTCTAGAAACACAGATAGCGGATCGCCAATACGCCGCAGATAGATTTCTTGATCGAAACTATCATCTGACGAGTACTCGGTTACCACACGCCAGTACCCGATCCCACCTATCACCTGTCCGTAACAAGCATTCGAATAGACAGTCTGCGCCTGACTTTGATATTCTATGTGTCTACAGATTCCTTCAAAAACCTTTGCGGCATCGTAACTAGCTCCATTTCCGACTGGCCGTATCTGTATTTGACTTGGATTCTGCCGCTGATCATTGATCACTTGCAGACAGAATTGCTTGGTCTTATTGATGGTGAGCACGGGCTTGTTGTTGGATTGTCTGGCGCGAGCGATCTCATCCGGCCACATGTACAGATTATTACTGTCACCATTGGCAAACTTCATATCGAACAAGTAGTTTTGTCGAGCAAAGGATTCCCACTCTTCCGCTCGGCGGAACCGTTCCTTCGCTTCTTGGACGATCTTCTCGTCCTTGTCGCCCATAGTGTCACTCATGCCGATATTTAGGCCGTCCTCATGCCATCCAGCCATCCGCACTCATGCGGGTGTACTCAGTCGCCGGCTTGAACTCCGACCGCGCATCACGCAAACTAATCGCCATATAACGAAATGCATCAGCCGCATGACTGTGGATCGAATGCACCGGCGTCGGCCGCTGAGACGGCAAGTAACTGCCATCCGGCATCCGTTTCATGTCCCACAAATAATGCCGCAACGCCTGGATTAAGTCCGCACATTTGACCTCGTCGATCCACACACGCGGGAACATCGACCGCGCGGCATGAATGCCGTCCTGTACACTCAACCGTGTGACAATCTGCACGCGATTGCCCGCAGCACGCACGATGTCTTCGATCGATCGCCCACTGCCCTTCTCCTTCGCCACGGCATCATGGGGCAGGTAATGCGTGTCATAGATGTAAGGTTTGTCCTGTAGCCGCTTAAGGTATTGTGCCGTCGTCTGATGCGATCCTTGGATCATGTCGATCACATGGAACTCCATCCCGCACTTCTGTGCGATAATGCAACTCGTCAGGTCCCTCCAGCCAATATCCCAAAATACGTTACACCCGACGAGATCATCGTACGCCACCTTGGTGAGGCGACCTTCCTCTTGCGCAGTCCGCAACTCAGGGCCATACACAGCATTCTCCAAGTAGACACGCGGATTGCCACCCCAGATGTTGGCGTATGAGTCGGGATCACGTTCCTCCATCAAAGCACGCTCTTCTTCGAGCACCTCTGGGAAAAACGGATTGTCAATGTAGTCGCACTTAACTACGATACTGTTCGGCGGGGGATTCACCACGAACCGCTGATACGTTTCGTCTGAGGATAGCTCGGGGTTGAACGAAATGATCAACTGGCTGAGCGGCTTTCGTATCGTTGGAATAAGGATTTCCCATGAATGCTTCGATACGTTAGCGGCTTCTTCCACCCACGCAACATCACAGCCCTCATAGCTCTTGAGCCCAGCAGGATTGTTCCTGATGCCAGCAAACACAAACTCCGACATGTTCTGCGGGTTGTAGACACGAGCCTTTTCGACGACGAAGAACGCCTCCAATCCAAGTTCTACTACTTGCTCGGCGAGGAGCCGGTGCACGGATTGTTCTATATTCGCCATGAATTCACGGCAACATAGAACTCGGGTTCGTTTCTGCACCGCCCGTAGTAACAAGGCTCGGGCGATCGCCCACGATTTTCCGCCGCCTCTGCCGCCGTGTAGGACGACATAGCGGTTGTCTGACTCGAACAATGGTGGGATCAGTTTCGGCGGGAAACTTGGATTGAGCCGCAACACACGCGGCTTATCCTCTTCGTCATGTAGCTCATCCATCGTGACTTACGGCGTGACACCGTTCACAATGGCAAACCAGCCTGGAAGAGTGCTCGACCACATCAGCCACAAATTGCTGCCAGCCACCAATCCAACCGGTGATCCCACCGCCGTCGGCGACAAGGTCAATGCCGTGATCTGCGACTTGGTGGTGATCACCACCAATTGGCCATCCTCGGGAGAGGTCGGCAATACAACCGTCTGCGCCGCCCGTGTGCTCGCATCGGTGTAGAAAAGATGGTTAAAAGGGGCGCGAATCGTCGTGCTGGAGCCAGTCGCCGGAGCGACCTCCATACGAACAAAAGTCGGAAGGGCTTCGCCTTGCAAATAGGCCATACTAATGCTCCAATACCTGGGTCAAACCAATATTTAGCCGGAGTTCAGTATGTCAGATGATCCAATTGACGCCTTCTTGGTCAGCGTGCGCCAATGGGCGGAATACCATCGCGATCGAGGC